AAAAAGCTAGAAGGATTACCAGACGCACCAACACACGGTGTTACTGAATCTTTTCATCATCAACTTATTCCAAGATATAAATTAAAACAAATGGAAGAAGCCGGTAGGATGAAAACTAAATGGGATCTTAATCCTTTCCGTCAAACCTATGTAGGTGATGCACCGCTTATTCCAGCTACCAGGGGAGTGTTAGAATGGAATAGGGATTTAGGTGGTTTTGTAGATTCAGCAAATCCAAGTGAAATAGTTGGACAAAATCAAATTAAAACTTGGGCAGCTGATAATCCAATGCCAGTTAAGGCTGGAACAGAAGATGCGTTCAAACCAATTAAAAAAAGTATGTTAAAAACAATTGGTAAATCTCTAGCCTATGTCGGCGCTCCACTACCAACGGCTGTCATAGACAGTTACTTTATTGGTAAACAAATTGCAGATGATAGACCAGCAGAAAATATTGCTAAAGATCCGTTGAACTGGTTAGGCTTAGCAACTATGTCAACATTATCAGATATCTCAGGAGTATCGAAAGCAGGGAAACTAAATACAGCTTTAAGATTAGGAATGAGTCCAGGTTTAATTAGAGGAGCATCAAGATTTTTAGGATTACCAGGTTTAGCGATCAGTACGGCTTTAACCGCATATGATCAATATGAAAAATATAAAAACCAAGAAGGATTAATTTATAACTTGTTTAATACGGACCTTAGACCCCAATAATTGACAATATGGGAAACAACTGATACACCACCTTTAAGGTGTTGATAATTGACAATATGGGAAACAACTGATACACCACCTTTAAGGTGTTGAATCAATCAAAAATAGAGGATAGAATAGTCAAATGGCCAAAATAGATAAAGCATTACCCAATACAAAAACGGAAATAGAAATTCCAGGACAAGAAGAAATAGTTGAAACGCAACAAGAGATTGTTGAAAGACAACAAGGTGGTGAACCCGAAATTTCAATGGAAGAAGATGGGAGTGCAACTGTCAACTTTGATCCTTCACAAGTTAATCCAGAAGGTGGACAAGACCACTTTGAAAATTTAGCAGAATATCTAGAAGACAACGTTTTAGACCCATTAGCTTCTGAGTTAATGGACAAGTACAAAGATTACAAACAATCAAGACAAGAATGGGTTGAAAGTTATAGAGAAGGTTTAAATCTTTTAGGATTTAAATATGTAACTAGAACAGAACCATTTAGAGGTGCAGCAAGTGTGACTCACCCCGTTTTAGCTGAAGCGGTAACTCAGTTTCAAGCTCAAGCTTACAAAGAATTATTACCTGCAGAAGGTCCGGTTAGAACTCAAATTTTAGGAGATGTTAATGTTCCTAAAGAAGAACAATCTAAACGTGTTAAAAATTTTATGAATTATCAAATTATGGATCAGATGAAAGAATATGAACCAGAATTTGATCAAATGCTTTTCTATCTACCCCTTAGCGGCTCAACTTTTAAGAAAGTTTATTATGACGATCTTTTAGGAAGAGCCGTTTCCAAATTTATACCGGCTGAAGATTTAGTCGTTCCGTACTCTGCTACCTCATTAGAAGATGCGGAAGCTGTAATCCACGTTATACGTATTTCTCAAAACGATTTACGTAAACAACAAATCAATGGCTTTTATAGAGACATTGATTTGGGAGAACCGCCAGTACAACAAGATCAATTAAAAGAAAAAGAATTAGAATTAGAAGGTATCAGACAAACTGGTGCAGAAGACATGTACACAATTTTAGAAATGCATGTCAATGTAGATTTAGAAGGTCATGAAGAAGTTGATCCAGAAGATGGAGAACCAACTGGAGTTAAATTACCTTATATTATTACAATAGATGAAGCGAATAATAAAATTTTATCTATTAGAAGAAATTATGGAGAACAAGATCCTCTTAAAAAGAAAAAAGATTATTTTGTTCACTTTAAATTTTTACCAGGTCTTGGTTTTTATGGTTTAGGTTTAATCCACATGATTGGTGGTTTATCTAGAACTGCAACTGTTGCTTTAAGACAATTATTAGATGCAGGAACTTTAGCAAACTTACCAGCTGGTTTTAAAACTAGAGGTGTAAGAATGCGTGATGATGCACAGCCATTACAGCCTGGAGAATTTAGAGATGTGGATGTCCCTGGTGGAAACATTAGAGATCAGTTTATGCAACTTCCATTTAAAGGACCAGATCAAACATTACTACAGTTAATGGGTATTGTTGTTCAAGGCGCTCAAAGATTTGCATCTATTGCAGATGCACAAGTGGGAGACATGAATCAGCAAGCGGCAGTTGGAACAACTGTTGCATTGTTAGAGAGAGGATCAAGAGTAATGTCCGCGATCCACAAAAGACTTTACGTAGGTCTAAAACAAGAATTCAAATTATTAGCTGAAGTTTTTAAAACTTACTTACCTCCGGTTTATCCATATGATGTACCTGGAGCAAGAAGAGAAATTAAAGTTCAAGATTTTGATGACAGAATAGATATTTTACCTGTTGCAGATCCAAATATTTATTCTCAGACACAAAGAATTTCTATGGCGCAAGCACAATTACAATTAGCGCAATCAAATCCTAAAATGCACAACATGTATCAAGCTTATAGATCTATGTATGAAGCAGTTGGAGTAAAAAATATAAATGCTATTTTACCACCTCCTGCTCCGCCAACACCAATGGATCCAAGTTTAGAACATATTATGTCAATTAGTGGAAAACCTTTTCAAGCGTATCCAGGACAAGATCATAAAGCACACATTGATGCCCATTTAAGTTTTATGTCTATCTCAATGGTACAAAATAATCCAATGGCAATGATGTCTTTACAAAAAAACATTTTAGAACACATTTCTTTAATGGCTCAAGAACAAATTCAATTAGAATATGTTGAAGAATTAAAAGAATTACAAATGATGCAACAACAAATGGGTCCAATGGCGCAAAATCCTCAAGCTATGCAACAAAACCCACAAATGATGCAGATGGCTCAAAGAGCAAAACAACTTACTTCTATGATGGAAGCTAGAAAAGCTATCTTAATTGCGGAAATGACTGCAGACTATGCGAAAGAAGAAGACAAAATTAGTAGTGAAGTTGGTGGTGATCCGTTATTAAAATTAAAATCAAGAGAATTAGATCTTAAAGCGAAGGCTGATCAAGACAAAAACACTAGTAATGAGGCAAGACTTGATTTAGACACTATGAGAGCTATGATGAACGACCAACAACACGATGAAAAGCTCGAACAAAACGAAGAACTAGCAGCTTTACGTGCAGGAGTCTCAATTGCTAAGCAAGAAATGTCAGATCAAAGTAAGAGACACGATTTCGGTAGAAATTTTAAAAAAAATTAGGTATAATTAACAATAAGGAGAAAACTATGAGCAAAGATTGGCAAAGAGGTTCAACTTTCATGAACAAAGACCCAAAAATCACTAAAGAATTGGGTGTTGGTTCGGATGGTTATCAAACAGGCAAAAAACCTGTTGCGATGACTGACCCTAACGAAACTCAAACAGTAACTGTTAGAGGAACGAAGGCAATGAGAGCTGACAAAAAACCAGTTAAAGCTAAATGGTACTAAAACCATGTGGTTGAGTGCGATTAAGCTAGCTGTATCTGCTGGAAGTAAAATTTATGCTAACAAGCAGAGAGCAAAAGTTGCGATGTCTGATGCACAATTGCTGCATGCAGAAAAACAAGCCCGAGGTGAGGAAGCTTACCAGGGAAAACTTTTAGAAGCTCGACAAAACGACTACAAAGACGAATTTGTCCTTGTAATTTTAAGCGCGCCAATAATTGTGCTTGCCTACGGAGTCTTCAGCGACGATCCGGTGGCTCTTGATAAGATTAAAATCTTCTTTGAGCACTTTGCTGCACTGCCGACCTGGTTTTCGTCTTTATGGATCCTTGTAGTTGGTAGTATATTTGGTATAAAGGGTACACAAATTTTCAGAAATGGAAAAAAATAAACGGAGAAAAATATGAGAAAAAATGGAGTAAGAAACGGTTACAGATTTCCATACGGTTCAAGT